CAAAAGTACTTTTTCTATTTCGTCTTTTTTACCGTCCAAAAGCCTTTTAAGACTTTCCTTTTCAGCATTTGAAAATGTACGTTTTGCAGTAGCTTCAAGTGTTTCAATTTTTGAAGCGAGTGAACGGATGATTGTTGAAACGCTTTCACCTTCAGCAATAATACCCATTTTTTCAGTAATAGCAGTAATTTCTTTATTACGCTGTACAGTTTCCATTTCGAAGGCTTTTTCTACTGATTCGCCGATAGAGCCTACAAAATTCATTTCTTCTTCTGATAGTGTCTTTTTAGAACGACTAACAAAAAGATCAATTACATCTTGTTTTTCCATTTTTTTAAAATTTATTGATTAGATTATTTAATAATGAAGGCTCTTTTGTACCCTCAATTTCTTTATTTTTTAATTTAGAATAAGCTCTTTTTGTTTCAATTTGAGCACCAATATCATTCGGTACAGGTGCAAATGATAATGATTCAGGAGTCCATTTAGTAGCGTAATAGTTAGCATATCTTTGCTCATTTGTCTGTTCAATACGTCCGTATTCCTGAATAGTACCTTCGATTGAAACAGTCTTTATAATACCATTTTTAACGTCGTTTCTTAATCCTTCGTCCGCTCTACTGCCAAATTTACATTTCACAACCAATCCACGTTCATCAAATAAATAAGAAGTAGTAATTCCTAAAGTAGTCAATACTGAAATGTCATCCATTTCAGGATGATTGTCAAATAATGGTAGCCCGGAATCTAATCGTTCAACGTTTACATTTTCAGGAGTAACTAATAATATCTGATTAAATATAATTGGATTCCAATTTTCATCATACATTCTACATCCGTCTTCATCTCTTAAGTATTGCAATTGACCGTTAATAGTCGGAACTGCAACGCATTCAAAGTCATAAGAATCGTCAATAGATAATTGAATCTTAGCTCTTTGAATTACATTATTGACTTTTATCTTTTCTTTAGTTTCCATAATCTGCTATTATTTTGTCAAATTCTTTATTAATTTCGCTTAATTTTTCAGGATAAGCGGTTTTTATTGCCGTTAAATTGGCTACTTTTTTTGTGATAACGTCCTCTTTTACTGATTCATTTAACTTCAAACAACTTACATTTGAATAGTCAGCCTTAATTGAATAACCTTGTTTACTTAATGTAAATATCTCTGTAAAATTATCGCAAACAGTATTAACCATTGATATAATTCCATTTTCCCATACAACCCGTTCATCTGTTTCACCATTTTTATATGTCGCCTGGTCTTTTCGTGGAACTAATCCGGGTGGTATTTGCCAAACTGAAGCAATCTTAATTGAATTTTCAAGAGTTTCCTCTAAAGGCATTAATTCACTAATTGAAGCCAATGTTTTAACAAATTCTAAAGGTATTGAAGAAATCCCCCACAAATTACGGCCACCTGTTATTCCGTTTCTGTTGTTTATATCCTTTAAAATAGTTTCACGTGAAGAAGGATCATTAATAGCTGTGTTAAGCGGGTCATTTGCACCACCTACTTTTTTAACTAAATAACCAGCAGCCCCGTTATTTACATAAACATTGTAACGGGCTGAATATACAGCCAATAATGTATTTATTGAGTGTATTGATTTGAAAAGTGGCGACCTTGCAAATATTTGACTATAATCTTTTCTTGTTGAATCTATTCTATCAATTCTTAATTTAGCAACATCTAATAAATCCTGACTGTTAGTATAATTGTCATAGCGTGCCTGCCTAATTAAGTCGTTTAATGTTTTTACTTTTAGAATTGAAACATTAAAATATTCGTTAATGCTTAATAAATCTGGTTGTAAAATATCAACCCTATCAATTGAACTAACATTAATAGCCTTGTAAGTATCTGGTATACCTAAATAAGTGATAGCATTACCATCGGACATGTAGCTGAATACATATTGATACACTAAATCATTGAATGAATAAAATGGATTTATTTTACCAACAAACCTATTTAGTTCTGTATTTGTAACTTCTTTTCCTGATTTATCAGCAATGTAATAACGTAATTTAGAACAACGGTCTGCATAGAAATCAATAGGGAAATATATCTCTGATACTGTATTAGCTAATTTAAAAGCGTTTATATCAGTTAATTTATCAGGTATGATGATATTTCCAATATGTTCAGATTCATATTCATACCCGTTTGGATTGTCTGTAAGTATTGATCTTAACTTTCTTTTGTTTAAAAAATCGAATACACCCATCAAAATAAATATTTATTTTGCAAATATAAACTATAATATAGAAAAAATTACAATTGTTAATAAGTAATTATAAACATATATACATAATTACATATATGAATGTATTAAAAAAGCCTACTAAATCAATAGTAGACTCGGAAAAGAGTAAATAGCTGTTCTAATGGTAAGCTATTTAACTACGTTATTCATGAACTGGTTATGATATTATGCGATACCCTTTTTTTATTAATAAATTAAATGCTTTTTCAATTTCTATTTTATCAATGCATTTATTTAATATTTCATTAATATTTTTATTGAATTTAATTAAAGGGTCTTCATCAATTCCATCCGATGTTGCAAATCCGTTTTCTTTTAACTGTTTATTAATAGCATTTAAAACATCATTATTAGTTGGTTGCCGTTCAACTTTTTCGTCAATATAAACGATTTCGGATAGGTTAATTATTATTAAATCATTACCATTAGGTTTAAATACACATAATAAATCAGTTGTTGTTTTGTTTGTTATTGTTAGTATTTTATTTAATTCTTGTTCACTTATTTCCTTAGTCATTCCATTTTTGAAATGGATAATAAATGTCTTTTCCATTGTTTTAAGTTTTATTGGTTTATAATTTTCAAAGTTAATCATTATCTGTATTTAAAATAATCCCGAGCTGATTAAATATTCTTACAAATTTTGTACGTTGTTCTTGAATAGTTATTTCGTTGACAAATTTATGAGCAACAACTTTGTGTTTTTCGTCCCAAATAATTCGAGCTTTATCAACTCCACCTACAAAAAAAGTATATGGGTGTTTTCTCCATTGAATTAATTCTCCAGTTTCAACCAATTTTTGAATTTCGGCAGGTATAAAAGTATTAGCGTGAGCAACTCCTTTTATTTTAACCTCTTCAATTTCAATAGCCTGTTTAGTTGCATCAATACTTTTTTGCATTGTTCTAATACATTCTTTTTGTCGCTCCCACTTGTTTAACGTCGCTTGTCCATTTCTTTTGTCGTTAAGCGGTTGCCCGTTGGCTTGTTTTACAGTTGCAAAATGGGTGTCAAATTTGGCGTTAATTTGTTGTTCTTTTTTCTCCAAAGACTGTTTTAATATTTCAAGTTTTTTGCTCATTAGATTAAGTTTTAAAGTTTAATCAAAAGTACAAAATATATCAACACCAATCGAAAATAAGTGATGACATTTATCAATGTTTTATATGATATTTATCATCCGTAAATGATACGATTATATTTTAACTTAATAAACCGGGCCGCCTTGCAAATTACGTCTATAGCGTCCTTCTTATGCTTGTTATCGCCCTCTTTACTGTATTGAGTTAAGTGAGAAATAAATAGTTTATATTCAGGATTATTGATATAATTAGAATCGAAAATAAAATTATCTCTTACAAATTCGTAATTGCTTAATATTTCCATTTCTTTGTTCTTGTTCTCAGGAATGCCGGATACTCTCAAATCGTTTCTTATATCCCGTTCAAGTTCAATAACGGCACCAACTCCGATGCCATTGCTTTCAATTATTAACTGTTCTATTAAAAACTCTTTTAGCTTTATCTTTGCATTACTTGTATTTGCTTTAATTCCGTTTGTATTGTGAATAACATACTTTACTAAAACATACAGCTTATTGCTAACTTCATCTAAGTAAACCCAAAGTAAGGGAAGTGAATAATGATCGCCTCCTTTTTCTGCTGGGTCCAGAAATGACAGCTTAAACATTATCTTTTCAACTGGTATCTGTGATAGGTCTTGAAAGTTCAAGTCATCAATAGGTAATAACAACCCCTCTTTAGGTTGTGGATTCTGCATGTATTGAGTTCCAAACACATAAGAATTTATATTTTTTAGCTTAATTAACTCATCATAAGTATGTTTAAATTCCCAAAGTGGTTCGTTATTTTCATTTAGAACTGGTAAACTTATAACGGTCCAAACATCTTTTTCAACATCCTGTAAATAACCGCATAAGTCCATTGGGTGCAACCGCTGCATAATTATAATTATAGGAGTTTTTCGGCTGTTTACACGATTTCGTAATGTTGTGTCAAATTTATTATTAACCTTTTCTCTTACAACTGTTTCAACATCATCCGGCTTAATTGGATCATCAATTATAATTGCACCACCGAAATTTTCAGAACAATCTATAAAATCAATTTCTTTTAGTAATTCGTTTTCTTGATCAACTCTTCCGGCTCCAAACCCTGTTACTTGTCCACTTGCCGAAGTTGCATAAACGCCACCACCTTCAGTTGTATACCATTTTTTCTTACTCTTTGAATCCTTTTTTAGCTTAATGTTAGGATACATTAACTGAAACTCTTCACTAATTACAAGGTCTTTAATCTCTTCTGAATTATCTAAAGCTAAATCATCTGAATAAGACAAGTGAATAAATTTAGCGCGCGGATTGTTACTTAAGCACCATGCTATAAAGTTTTTTACTGCTATCTCTGTTTTTCCGTATCGTGGAGCAATATTGATTATAAGCCTTGTTATTTCACCATTGACAACCTTTTCAAGTGCATTGATAATGATTTCGTGATGTCCGCTTACAACAAACTTTCTTCTTTGTCGCTTAACAAAAAAATAGCGAGTAAAAAACAATAACGATTTATTGCATTTTACTTTAGCTACTTTTAGTTTTTTTACTTCTTCAACTGTTAACATTCATTTTCTAATGCATCACTAATAGCCTTAGCCTCTTCTTTTGTAACTTCTGTATTATAGTTGATGTTGGTATTTTCAACTTCCGTTTTTTCTTTGTACTCTGAATTATTTGTAAGTAAGAATTTAGCTAAGTTAGCATTATAAGCACCACCTAAAGAAAATGTAACGTATTGGTCCGTTATTTTTCTCTTTGCACATATAATAATGTCAAAAAACTCTTCGTATCCTTCCTGTCTTTGATAGTTCAATAATGTTTGTCTGCTGCAATTTAAAACATTACACAACCCCTCAATAGTATAAGGTCTTTGTGTTTTTTTGTGTACTTCAATCCCTTCTTTCCCTACCCATTGTTGTTCAATTAATGGATTTTCGTCACACCAATCAAAGTATGATGCTATCTCACTTGCTAGATGCAGTAAATCAGTAAACATTTTTTCACGTCCTGAATTACCTATTGCAAATTTGTTGTTTTTAGGTGCTGCCATAATTTTGTTTTTAAAAGTTTATAATTTTGTTTATGTAAAGGCTATCACTAGCATAGTTTTTACCGATGTAATTTAAGTACTGTTCCCTTGTAAAATCTGATAAGTACTTTGACTGATAAAGCGAAAAATCTATTGCCGAATCGTGCCAATTTTTATAAGATGCGTATCCGTTTTCAACTTCGTTGCTTGTCGTTGGTCTGCTTGTAGATAATTTCATTCCAAACAGATTGTTGTTTTCTAAAAACACCTTACTTGTAAAGTTGGCTGTTTCTAACCTTGCCTGATTATAAACAATATCAGGAAATTTAATATTCAGATGATATAAATATTCCTTAAAGTTTTCAGAAGTAAATTTATCCTTTTCGGCTAACGAAAATCTAATTTCTTTTTCTACAACTATAATCTTATACGAATTATACGCCGTAAAGCTAATTAGAGCCAATATAACGAACAATAATACCAAAATGATACTAACTATCAATTTTGTTATTTTTTTAAGTTCTAGGTCTTTGTTTAGTATATAAATCTTACGCATTATTTTAATATTTTAAGTGTGTTTTGTGATGTTTGATATATTTGTCAAATTTACGTCTATTATTGTTACGGATGACAATATTTCTTATCCAACTGAATAATAAATATCCAATTAATATCGAAAACAGTATTATTGAAGTTGTTATATAAAGTTTTATCATTCCACTATTTTTATTTTCTTACCGAGAGCTTTGTTTACTTGTTCCATTGTCATTTCTTCGATAATTTCTTCTTCAATGTCTTTTGCGTAATCCCAAACACCTGTATCATAATACCCAAACTCTAAATCTATTTCAGAAGTTGCGTTTTTTATTGCTATATATTTGTCGTGGTGTTTATAAATAACATACCTTTTATTTAAAAACGTGTTATCGTTTGCTACCATCATCCATTTTGGGTACTCACTTTTCTGCAAGTCTTCTAAATGGAAAACATTTTGTTTAGTATCAGCAGTAAAAAACTTTCCATCGGCTGTACACGACGATGTCCCTTTTGAACCTGTAATTTTTAGATTAATAGGAAAATCAAAATCAGAGACTTCATTATCTGTAACTACACATAATATTGCGACTTTATCGCCTACTTTAAATTCTTTCATTTGTTTAATTATTTAAGTAAATTAATATAAAATTCTAATTCTTGAATTGTTTCTAATTCTTTTATTACATTGCTGTTTTTATAAAGTCTAATTTTTTTTGAGGTACTATCCCAATCAAAAGTATAATTTTTAATGTTTAAATCTGTTATAAAGTACCTATAACCATTTTGATTAAAAAAAACATCATCGTTACAATTAGTTCTTTTAAACCCATGTTCAATGCATTGTTTGTAGTTTATTAGTGCCATAATATTTAAGTTTTAAAATTTAAGATTAATTAATTCTTTTTCGTACCTTATTTGCATTTGTCTTGCTTGGTTTAACTTTTTACATATCTTAGTCAATATTGAACTTAATTCTTTCCAATATTCATAATCTTTCCCTTTCAAAAGAATATCAAAATTTTTCCTTAATTCGTCTTTTTTATTAAGTTCTTTTAATATAGCATTTTTGTGACTATCATTCTTATCCCAAATATGTAATTGTTTTAATCTTAAATTACATTCTGTTAATTGTCCTTTTTCGTAAACAATCCTCTTAAATTCTGATCTAAAAATATTTACTTCTTCTGTATTCATTAGTTTAATTTTTTACTGTTTTTAATCAACACAATTAATCTTTCATTAATTTCGTTTTGAATTTTGATGAGTTCGGTTAGGTCTGTCATTTTATTGTGTCTCCTATATTATATTTTGTGTTTGTTTCAAAAAAAGTATATTCTATATTATCACTTGAAATATAAACATAACGGCAATCCTTACTAAAATAATTTATTTCTTTTGTAATAATTACAAATGGTTTGGTAGGCGCTTTTTGTTCACTACACGAAATTAATAATAATAATCCAATTATCGTTAATACTTTTTTCATAATGTTTCTTTTTCTAGTTCGTGCATTTCACACATACCATGTTCACCACAATTTGAATGGGCTATTTTTTTACTTTCACCTAATGGTGGAATACAAATCCATCCCTTATGAACAGAGCACACACAACCATCTCCGATTATATCAGATTTTTCAGTAGTTGTGCAATGATAAAAATCTTCATAATGATTTGCACAGTTACAACAACAACTGCCGTCACTCCATCCTTTATCGCATTTATTTTCTTTCATATTGCTTATCTTAATACATTTGTATAAACGAAAACAGTAATATTGCTTGAATATATTTCAAATATTATCATTATTAATATTATCGTTAATACTTTTTTCATCTCATTTATTTTTAAAGTTCATAAATTCTTTTAATAATTCTTGTGTCATTTGATTTCTCCTTTCATTATTTCAGAAACTTTCATAATTGATTCTTTATCAACTATAATAGAAGTTGATTCTTTATTTGTGCAAGTTCTTGCATTTTTATAACACTCAATAACGGTTTCATTTATAGCATCAATTTGAGCTTGTTTTATTGCTTCGTCAAAAAGCTGATTAATAAAATCTTCCTCCGAGTGTAATAATTTACGATTAAACATATATCGTATTGCTTTTTGAAATGAATCAAAATTATTATTCATTGCAATTTTATTTTTATATTCTGTTGATGTTTTCATGTGTTTAGGTTTAATTATTTCTGCAAATTTAATATTTATAAATACAATATCGTTAAAATTTAAATGATATATGTCAATAAAAGAATGACATTTGTCAATGATTTAAATATTCATCAACTATTATTTTGAACTCATCAAAACTATAACATACTTCAACTTTATAATTATTTTCACGTAGTTTTTTAATAACTTCGGTTTGGTTATCTGTTAATTTACCTTTGCCTTGCTTCATTTCTATAAACAGGCCATTACAAAATATTGTACCATGGGCAATAAATAAATCCGGAATTCCTGAAATAACTCCCTCTCTCTTGAGTATCGAAGCAGTTATAATATTTCTGCTACCTCCGTTTGGAATTGCAAAAATTAAAACTGTTGGATATTGTAACCTGAAATATTTTACACAGTTAATTTGAAGCTGAGATTCTAAATGTTTCATATTTTCAATTTTAATAACCTCCTACAAGGTGTACAATTAACAATTTCTTTATTATTCGTATAACGGTCTGTTTCAGATATTTTTATCTGTTGTTCTGAATACAGCTTACCGTTAATATCAGAATCAGAAGTCCTGCCACAAAGCGTTTTAATGTGGATTTTATCATCTTTATTACATTTTAAAAAATGAATTACCTTTTCATTCGATTTAATTATTGGATGTAAATCTCGTTCGGTCATAGTTATAATTTATTTAATTCATTTCTAACTTCTTGCCAAAAAACTAAATCCCATTTATTTAAAGGTTTTATTAATAAGATTTCATCAACTACAATAATAGCACACTGTTTTGCATCCTTATATAAAAGTCCATTATAATTAGAATATTTCCCTTCTATTACAATATTGCTTCTGTAAAATTTATTTATCAGTTCTTTTGCCTTTTCAATTGCTGTCATATTTCTATTTATTTAAGTTTGTTGTTTAAATCGTTTTTAAAATAAACTAATTTGATTTTGTGCTACATCAATATAAGCATCTGAGTTAAAAATCAATATGTTTTCAGAATCAACTGATTTTTTGCCAATATACTTAAATGAATAACTTGCTCTGTTCAATAATTTTCTACCACTAGTATCTGCTGCAAAATTTGCTTTTAAGTTTGATAATGTAGGTTCCCAATTATTTTTATCTTTAGTTAATGATATTCCAAGAGCAGGATTTATAGTTCTTATATACATCTGACAATCAATCTTCCAATATAAAGATGAAATATAATCTATCAAAAACTTACCAATTCCTAATCCTTGAAAATCAGGCAAAATAACAATTCTGCTTATTCGTCTTGTTTTTGCATCGCCAACTCCAGGAAAAGGAAGAACTGCAATAAATGAAACTGGTTTATCATTCCATAAAATAACATAACACAAACTTGCTGGGTTTAAACTATGAGTTAAATAATGATGTTGTTTGAATAAATTCCAAGTTTCATATCTACATCGAAATATTTCCAGCTTAATTTTTGGTTTTTCGAGCCGAAGTAAGTCAGATTTCTCAATCCGCCTCTTATTTGGACTGTATATCCAGTCAGGATTTAACCATTCCATAATATCAAAATGACAACTTCCTAATATTATTTTTTTATTTTCTCTTCTAATATACTTTTGTAATGCAAAACTCATTGCTTTTGCAACATCTCTATCTACTACGCTTGTATATTCGTCAATTAAAATAACTTCATTATCTTTTGCTTTACTTACGCAATAAGCTAAATTTGCTCTATATTGCTCACCATTACTTAATAAATTATAAGGTCTCAACCAAACAGGAACAGAACTTAATCCAATAGACGATAATAATTCACTTGCTTTTTCTGGAGTTAACCAGTCAAAATTTGATATTAAACTTTTATTTTCATCAAAATTTGATTTATTTAAATTTCCAAATTGTTTTAATAATGTTGTTTTACCTGAACCACTTCCTCCATAAATAACTCCAATATTCCAATTAAAATCATCAATAATTAAATTATTTTCTATAATTACATTAGATTCATTTTTATTTTGAATATCATAAGTATTATATAAATACTCCGTATATTCATCATTTAATATTTTATGTCTTAATTCTATTTTCATATCTATATAGTTTAAATATGTTTAATTCTTATTTTAATAACTTCTAATGAATTATTTTGATAATCTAGTACATTTAGTTAACTCATACAAAACTCTCTCAAATTTGTCTTTAAATCGCTTGTCAGATTTAAGCCATAATTTTGCAGTATCAACAGCGATTGAAATGTTTGAATGTCCGTTGTCGAATATATCCGATATTTCACAAACAGTATCTTTTTCACGCATTAGCAACCATGCAGCTTTTTTAGCATCAGGAATAGGTTTCATCCTTCGTTTAGATAATAATTGCTCATTTTTTAATTCGTAAACGGTACATACGGCATCAAATATCTTTTGCTGAGTTTCGTTAATCGTAATTACTTTTGTACAATGAATTTTGTTTGCTTTAAACGGTTCGTTTCCGTTTAATTGTAATGTTAGAATACTTGTTCTCTGATTAGTGTCAATAACTTTGTATTGTTTATTTCCGGTATCTGTTTTTGTAACAGTATCTCCGATGTGTAGGTATGTTATTCTCATATTATTTTAAAATAATATTGGTTGTATTTTTGTTAATTCTGCTTTCGCAAATCCAAACTCTTTAATCTCTTTATTTTTCAATTTGCTTTCTTCAATGTTTTTAGTAGCCGCTTTAAAAAAATCTTTTTTAATTTCAAATCCAAACGATTTCCGACCTAAATTATCAGCCGCAATCAAAGTACTTCCACTACCAGCAACAGGATCAATTATAATATCTCCGGGGTCTGTAAATATTTCTATTAGTCTTTCTAAAACTTTAATTGGTTTTTGTGTTGGATGTATTTTTTCTGAATCATTATCTTTTACCCAATCCATGCAATTAAATATCATTTTACCTTTATTGTTGAATTTTGGCAATTTATCACGATATAAAATTAAAGCATATTCACAGTTCCCCACTACTTTCATATTCGCTTTTAATACCTGAGCGGAAAAGTTTTTCCTAAATACTAAGTTTATATATTTATTCAAACCGTATCTTTTACCGAGTTCAATTAAACTAAATTGCTGTTCAAATTCACAGAATACAATCATACAAGGTGCTCCGCTTTTTCTTTTCTTTTCTCCTTCTTTTCGTGGTTCTTTCGAGTCTTTTGGTTCGGGCCTTAACATTGTAGAGCAAAAGTGCATAAATTCGGAAGGTCTGAAATCTTTATCAGTATCAAAAAACTCTGTATTAGCTAATTTACTTTCACCATTTTTATTATCTCCTCCCTCATACCATGAAGGATTTGATGCAAAGGCATTATTTCCTAAATTATACGGAATATCCGCAATTATTAATTGTGCTTTCGGTATTTGATATACCTTAAAATTTTGAAAGTGATCGTTTATTAACATTGTTATAGGTTTAAGTTGTTTATATTTTTATCAAAATTAATCATTATTTCATCAATATGTTATTTATTTCGATGACATTTATCATTGTTTTGGTTGACATTTGTCAATATATTAAAATATTTCAGGCATTAATTCTTTTATTTTTTTTGTGGTAAAAAAATATAATCTTTTAAAATCTATAATTGGATTTTTATTTTCTTTTACAAAGTTCCAACACTCTTCTTTTATCAAGCAATAATATACAGTATTTAATAGTTGTGGTATATTTTTTGAAGACCATTTCTCGACTGCAATTTTATAGTGTTCTTTTTCTATCAAAGACAAAGTAATATATTTTTTTACAATTTCTTCTTCAATCAATTTACACTCTTTCGTTTCAGATAAGTTGCAATTTTGATGTTTTGCTTTAAATTCATTTTTAACAATTTTAGCCCATATTGTACGTCCAAATTTATTTTTGTAATCATAATTTTTTATAACAATACCCTCTCCCGTTCCTTTTCCATCTTCGATTAAAAAAGTGTTTTTTTCTAAAAGACCAATCAGTCGTTCATACGTTGGATTTGTTATTTTGCATAACG